GACACCGCTAACGCTAGGGTAGAAACTTGGATGGTTACAGGCGGTTCTTCTGATTATGTATGTTTCTCAGTATCGGAATCACCACTCAATACTTCAGAAGCAGCTGCTACATTCAAGATCTATGTATTCAAGATAGAAAGCACGGATACTAACCTTACATACATAGGACAGATTGACCCGGCCTTGAGAATTAGAAATCTCATGCCTTTAGAGGAAGACTGGACAAAAATTATGGTAGTGTATGACGGCGGCATGAAGATATATGATTGGAACGCCGGCACCGAAACATATGATTACGTAGATTCCTACGCAGCAGACGTCATGTCTGTTATGGTAGATAAGACTGAAAGAATTTGGATAATGGATTCTGCTATGCAGTTACATATGTTCTCTGCTACAACACCTATTAGAATTACAGTAGAAATGCAAAACGAGACTTATAACTACACCGGTTCAACTATAAATACATACGCTAATGTGAGTGCTTGGAACACAGACAGTACAAGAGTAGCTGCTAACGTCAAATTGGTACTTGAAGGCTCCGCTGAGTTTACAAATGGAAGTAAGTCATATACATTCGCTACTTCAGCTTCAGCTGATACTCAGGTAAACATTAACATCACTGGCTCTTCTTATTCCAGAGCAGTTGCTAGTGTGGTGGTGTAATGAGCACAGAGATTCCAATAAATGTTCAGGATAAATCGATGCAGTCTATTAATAGTTTTCCTAGACCGCATGTACCTTTTGTAACAAACGATTTAACTGACCAGTATTATTATGACAGCTCACATTACATTAGGGTAATCGCACCGGACATAGATCAGACAGAAATACATTTTACAGATGGTTTCCATGGAGCGGGGATTCCCGATACAGCGGACTTTCCCAACGACACTCGCAGCGAATTAGAAATTGTGATTGCCAGTAAGGAAATGTATCCCAGTATAGACCCACGTACCATGTTTATAGATATATACGGTCAGGAGGGTTCTGATAGTGAAGCTCCGGCCGAAGAAACACACAAGATTGTAGGAAACGTAACAGAGGATAGTAAAATTATCGTACTTGATACGGTTTCTGCAGAACTTATAAAAACACAAAACGTTTCAGCGGGCGAGTACACTGTTACACTGCCCGATACAACTGTAGACGTTTTAGCTAAAACGGTTGATGACGGCGAGCCAAAAGCTCATACAGGAGTCGTCACTGTACCGCAATAATGGAGGAAGCGATGGAAGGTAAACCCCTATACTTAGAAGCAGAGATTAAACTACATAAAGAAACTGCTGCTCGAAAAGAGAAGGCGTCCAAAATCATTGAGCTTCCGCCTGAACATGCTAAACAGCCGGACTTGTTGTACTTTTCCGCTATTTTTGTATCTTCTGGCGAGAACCTGAATCACGCACATTTTATGGGTTCGGAGCTGGTAGCAGCTGAAGGAACAATTGTCAACAAGGCATTAGATGTCGAACACAGTGAGGAAGAAATAATAGGACATATATACGAGCGTGCTTTCATGTCAAAAGACGGTGAACCGCTCGACATAAAAGAACTCGCTTCCAAAGAGACTGCTAGTTTAGACAACGAAGAGATGCACATTGCAATTGCTGGTATTATTTATAAAACCAGATTTCCTAACATCGCTCAAGAGGTAGCTGACAACGGTTGGAAAGTATCCATGGAGTGTTACTATCAAAGTTACGATGTAAAAATCGGTGATCTTATACTAGATCCTAAAGAAGCCGAAGCCCTAGGTTTAGCCGCATCTGACGATAAGCTACTAGGACGTATGGCAAAAGTTATTAAGAACGGTAAGGAGATCGCTGAAGGTGCTATCGCCAGAGTGTTACGTGGAATTTGTTTTTCCGGTTGTGGGATTGTAAAAAATCCAGCAAACCCTCCCTCAATAATTATAGAGACTGCTAACGAGAAAGAAACAGAAGAGCTTGAAGACGACAGTGTAATCATTTTGGATTACGATAACGTCAAACAAGAACAAAGTAATAATCTAACCTCAGATAAAGTAGACGACACTGTAATTACAGAGGAAGCACGTAACGGACTCATGGACGACCAAGAAGGAATTTGTGTACATTACAAACGTAGAGTCGAAGATAAGCAAGGTAACATAACGAATAACGACTGGTGTGCCGCCTTTCATGCATCCTGTACAGCGTTTGGCAGAAGCACATCAGATCCAGACTGCTTGCGTAATCAGAATATCCGTCGCTTTGCGAACGCTGCGATAGAGAGTCGTTTGACTCGAAGAGCAGGTCTTGATAAACGCAAGGAGCTTTTAGATGGTTTAAAAGCTGCTTTACGTGAGGCAGTAAAAACTCAATCACGATAGGAGGTATTGAAAAATGCCAGATCTAAACATTGGACAGCAAGGCAAACTGAAAAGTATGCCGAAGCTAACCCGAATCAACGGTGATGACCATAACAAGGTTATTTATCGTAACTTGGGGAACAACCACGCTTACCCATTCGTATGGGCAAGTACAGCCACTATGCTGGACGGCGATGACGAAGTTGTAGTTGCCTCTGGTATCAAATGGCATGGTTATGAGTTGGCAGCTAGTGCCAGCGTCGTAGCTACTCCAGAAGGAGCCCTTGGCTATCTTACGGTAGTGAAGGACACCGGAGCTAACACTATTACTATTAAGTCTAGTGCGAGTGCTTCTGGAGACACCGACATAGCAGTTATGTTTATGCTTGGTGGAGAAATGCAAGCAGAAGGTCTATTTTGTAGGGGCAATGATGGGGCAGCCCAAAGCCTTCCGTAATAATTAAAAGTTAATTGGATTTAGGACAAGGGAAATAATCGATTCACGAATTTTAATTTCAGGTCGGTTAAGTTGCCAATGTGACTTGTAAACATTGAATATTGCAAGGAGGAAACTTAACATATGGAAAGAGATGAACTAAAAACTCAGGTAGCAGCACTAGTTGCTAGCCTGTTTGATGAGAAGGAAGAAGCCGAGATTCGCTCAGCGACAGAGGCAGAGCTTGAAAAAGCTGCTTCCGCCATCTCTGATCTTACATCCGCTTTGGAAGAGAAGAATGCCGAAGTGGCTGAGGTGGATGAGAAGCTTACTGCAAGTGACGCTCGTGTAAAAGAACTCGAAACTGAGCTAGAGGCAGCCCAGAAAGAGTTGGAAACAGCGAATGAAAAACTTGGTAAGTCTGAACAAGCACTTGAGGATATGAAAAAGGATAGGGCAGCAGAGGTACGTATGTCTGAACTAGAAGATGCTGGCGTTGCTCGTTCTGATAAAGAAGACCAGTTGGCGAAAGTTAGGGAGATGTCTGACGAAGACTTTGCATCTTATAAGGATGAACTGGTTTCTATCAGAGAGGCTGTCGTCGCTGAGTTGAAACAAAGCGAAGAAAAAGCCGAAGCAGACGCAAAGGCAGAGGCAGAGGCTGAAGAAGCCAAGAAGATGAAAGAAGACGAAGATGAAATGAAGAAGAAAGAAAAGATGAAAAAGGGCAAGAAGAAAGAAGATTGCTCTGAAGAATCTGAAGAAGCTTCCGAAGAATCTGAAACGTCCGAAACATCTGAAGAAGAAGCTTCTGAAGAGCAAGAAGAAACTGCATCTGAAGAAGAAGAAACAACAACACCTGCCCAGATTACTCCGGGACAGGCTGCTATGGCGTCTCTGAACATGGAGTTTATTCCAAGTGAAGATCTCATGACCAAGTACGCCAAACTTGGCGAAGCTATGGCTAAGAGATTTAAGAAATCTGACGAATAATTAAAAGATTTAGAGGAGGAAAAAGGATATGTTTATTCCAAGACATCCCGTTGTAGAGAATCAATTCTGCAGCTATGCTTCACAGACTGCGACAGCAGCAGCTGGGATTGGAGGGGTTATCGCCTACGCAGGTAGCGTTGTTTTTCTAGATCCCGATGCAGCTAATGAAGAGCCAATCGTTGAGAAATTTTCTCATACAGAAGCGGCCAAGGTGCCGTTTGGTTTTTCTATGCAGAAAGTAAAGACTGGTTACCATCAGGTACACCCTGCTGGCTTTATGATGCCAGGTGATCTCGGTTCTAGTGATGTTATTGCCCAGCCTCTCTATGATGCTACTGGTAATATCACCGGTACCAAGGCCGCACCTTGTGGTGTTGCTCACCTAGGTATTTGGGACACTGTACATTATACATCACTTGATGGAGTTACTAAGATATCTCCGGGTCTGCCACTGTATATCGCAGCAGACGAAGCTAAGGTTACTACTAGCACTGCTAATTCCGATGGTGCTACTGACGCAGCTACTGGAGCTAGATGTGATGGCAACAGTACTGTAGTGGCCCGTGTTGTAAAGGGTGCAAGTGCCGCTAAGGTTACCGCTAATGTAGGTAACACTACACTGTATCCAATTAGAATCAAACTTTTGGTCTAATTAAAAAATATTGAATTTGGATTAAGGCACTTATAGTGCGTCCAATACTAAGATAGGAGGAGTTGTTTATTATGGATCTCAAAGAAATGCAAGAGTTGTTCCGTGAAACAGCTAATATTCATACACCAGAAGGTATGGCTGCATATCGTGCATTTGCCGCAGCTATCACAACTCCGATCCTGCAGAAAATTGAGCTAGAGTCCATCATGCGTGGACTTTTTGCAGTGGAAAGGCTGGCACCAGGTGCACAGGCCGTTTACCCTGTAGCTGAAGACTTCGAAATTCCAGTTTGGGTACTTCCTGGACTTGGTTACGTTGCTCAGAACTTCATCGAAGGTATCGGTGAAGAGGTATACGTTCCTACCTTTACAATCGATGCTTCTGCGGATTGGAAAATTACTTATGCTCGTGATTCTCGTATCGATATCGCTCAGAGAGCGGCTGCTCGTGCAGCTAAAGATCTTGCCAATTACGAGGAAGAGTGTGGTTGGAGAGTTATTCTCCCTGCCGCTACTTCTTCATTCTCAGGTAAGGGTCTCTTAGGCTCTCGCCCGGCTCCAATTTATGAAATTCAACCGTCTTCTACGGGAGCAGGTTATCTTTCTAAGGAGCTTATTAATAAAATGATCGTTGGTTTCAAGAGAATTGGTCGTACCCTCACAGATCTGTACGTATCTCCAGAAGATGCTGCTGACATCCGTGAGTGGACTGACACCGATATTGACCCTGTTACTCGCCGTGAAATCTTTCAGGCAGCAGGCATGGGCTCTATTTGGAATGTAAGTCTACATGAAATTCAGCACCTAGGTGCAACCGGACTTTATAACATTAACGGCAGTACTTCCGCTTATGGTAAGTTTATTGCTGATAGTGGTACAGAAGAGTTTAATGCTTATACTCTCGAAAATCCGAATGTAACTAATGCTGACGGTACCATCGGTACTCTAGGTGAGACTCAGGTCCTTGGTTTTGATCTGAGCAATAACGATTCACTCGTTATGCCTATTCGTAAAGAATACGAAGCACACGACGACCCAACCCTACTCCGTGTACAGAAACAAGGTTTCTTTGGATGGGCAGAGATTGGGTTTGCTTGTCTTGATAGTAGAATGCTCGGTATGGGCATTATCGATCGTAGTCTATAAAATGATATTGTACTTAAGTACCCTATCTCCCTTCGGGGAGTTTAGGGTACACACGCTTATAAACTAACCTCACTAAGGGTAGAAATATAGGAATATGCTATTACTTTTTAAGTTATTATTAGCGATAATACTTACTGAGGCCATAACTGAGATCATAACTAAATCAGAAATCTTCACCCCTTTCAGAAAGCGAATTTTCGATTTAGGACAGAGCAATAAATTTTTTGAGTGGTTTCACAAACTATTAGATTGCGGTTATTGTTTTTCAGTTTGGTCAGGGGTGTTCATCGCTATTTTGTTATTAAGGGATATACATTTGGTCAACGTGTGGGTTGATCCGGTGTTATTAGGCCTGTGTTTACATAGGCTATCTAATCTTTCCCATAATATAATGGACAGAATACACGGAATATAAAAGGGACAAGGTAAAATTCACAGAAAAGGAGAAGTTATTATGAGTATGAAAGGTTTTGTAAAAAACGCATCCCCAGGTTGGGTGCACGCAATGAAAAGATCGATCGGACCTGGAGCACAAATCCCCCTAGATGAGCTTTACGAACAGTATGGTGTAAAGCATGATCTAGCCGAGGGCGATGAGTTTCTTCAGTGGCTTCGCAACGTCAAACTAAAAGATACGGTAAAGTGGAAAATAGAACTACAACAAGAAGAAACACCCGCCGTTGAAGAGCCCGAAAAAGAAAAAGTAACTCGCCCCAACAAGGTTGATACAGGTAACGTGGCACCTCCGGTGCCTAAAGAAATGGATGTGGCCGACATCGTTGGGTTATCTGTTCGACAGGGAAGAGAAATGCTTCCAAAGGTTCAAGATCTAACTCTGTTGAAATACGCTTTACAACAGGCAAACCAACTCTCAGGTAAGGACAGTCTTTGTAGAATAATTAGAAAACGTATTAAGGATTTGCAAATCGCACGCTAAAGTAACACAAATCCTAATAGAAGGAGAGAATAAGCAATGGCTAGAAGTTTACTGAGACAATTAGAACAGATTAGACGTGCTGCCACTTATGATGACGCAGTCGCAGACGTCAATTTAGCCAGTGTCGCCGAACCTACGGTTTCCGGTTCTCTCGAAGAGGACACCAATATTATTCGTACCGTCTTGAAACAACTGAAGGGTACGACTAACTGGTTTGATGCCCCGTCAAAGTATTTTGATCCTACAGATACAGATGGGCTCGACGCTAAAAACAAGGACGCGACCTTGGCTAACATCGCCGATAACACACTTGATGCTAACACCATCATTGTGGCTGTTACCGATGATAACTCCGGTTTAGGTTACACAGTTTCAGGTACGTCTGACGGTGTATTGCTTTCACCCATCACCACTAACTATGCTGACCCAGCTGATCGTAAGGGCCTTCCTATTTTTGCTTCCACAACAAATAGCGGGGTTTATTATGATGAAGGTGGGGACGATAATGTTTGTCGTATTGACGTAATCAATACTTCAAACGACTCTGAGTTTGTTACAAACGACGGTCATATTGTTTATGCTAAGTTCCACGATGGAGCTGATTATAGTGGTTCCGGTGAGACTTCAGACGCCTACGCAAAATTTTATGCCAACAACGCTGTAGTCGACATGACTTCAGTCTCTGGAACAGTAGAGAACGTTATGTTCGTTTACCCAGTTCGTAAGAGACTTTCCGACATGCAGGAACATGAGTGGTTAAGAACCGACTTTATTAGTTCCTGGGAAGGCGATGTTGAATTAATTGAAGATATTCAAAATCTATGGAGTTATACAGGTGCCTCTAATAATATTGATACTACAGCAGGTTCCTGGAATAACACTTCCGCTTCTTACCTACTCCAATCCGATCCCGCAAATCTAAAGCAAGCTGTTGATGCCATCAACGATGGTGTTGGTGATCGTTTGTTCTCTGAAGAGAACTACATTACTGACGGCGATAATATTAGTACTGCTTTGGATACATTGGATCAAGCAATGTCAGATATTGCTGACGATATTGCTGCTGGTGTTGGTGATAAGTATGTAGAATCCGTAGCTGCACCTATAACCAAGAATACTCCGCATGCTATTCCAGTTGCGATTGGGACTTATACTCCTGAGGACACTGCTGGTCGTGAGGGTAAAAACATGGATATCTACGTAGATGGTCAGCTATTGGCTGCCGATACAGGAGCAGCTGGAGCTAATGCAGACCGCGACTACGGTGAAACATCCGGTACTCAAGTTACATTTAGATTTGATATCCAGGCTGGACGTAATATTACTTACATGGTACGTCAGTAATCAACCAAAAAATCCTTATGGAGGGAAGATGAATTATGGCAAATTATTTCAATTTACAATATGAAAGCACTGCCGCTTCATCTCCTGGTACTGTGGAGTTGAATTATGGTACTCCCACATCCAATGGGCTCGACGTACATGCATCTCTTTACGCCGGCTCTGGATTCACACCTACAGATTATAAGATGTGGGGAGTCGAACTAGTAGAAGGAGAAGGTATAGTAACCATCTCCGGGGCTGAATGGATAACTTATACAGACCTCCGCAATGTCCGACTCGCCAGACATAATGACCCGCAATATGCTTACGTCAAGTTTAGAGATACTTCAACATCTGGAACACCTGAAACTGATACTTTTCAATCGAATGCCGTCACTTTTAATTTTGTAGAACCTGTTATTCATGGGACTACAGACTGGAAAACGGACTTCGAGGAGTTGGGATTTGACTCCGCTTCAGCCAATACTTTAAAGAATGAAGTATACGCTACTGAGGTGGAATTTAATAAAGCCAAACTAGATCAATTAGCATTTAGTGGAAGGAACTTTGCTGGGCTGAGGTTGGAACCGAAAACGGTATACATCAACCCATCCAGTGAGATCGGCCAGCTTATTGGTCTTGATGACAACAGTTATGTAACAATTACCAGAGTTTTTGATGAAGCCGAAACGCCTATGATTATGGTAGATTATGGTGATGGGTATGAAACCCTCACCGCCTACGATAATACCGTCAAAACCACTATTAGTGGTGAGAATGAGGGGCGTATATCCAACGTTAGTTGGACTCCGGGCACGAGAACTTTGACTTTTGACGCATATAAATTCTCTACTTACGGTTTCTGTACCGTTCAGAAGGTAGAATTCACCAACGATTCACAAACTGCTGGATATGTTGGTGAGACTAGAGTTGTTAGGGTTTACGTTCAGGACACGAACGGCGAGCCTGTAGAAAACGCTCCAGTAACTATCTCAGGAACGGGCGATGTTATTGGTTCATT